AGTCGTCAAATGACAGAACTGCACCAGGACCGAACCAACGCTCTTCAAGAGCCAGGTAAATAGGAGTGTTGTTGAGACCTGGAGTAATAGTCATCATGTTGTTAGCAGAGATCTCCTGACCGTTCCACTTAGCCCAACGAATATTAACTGCATGGTCTGCATCAATCTGTACAGCCCACTCAAACTCACGGTTCTCAATAATCATAGTTTTACCAAGACCGCCAGTAAGCAGGTCAATAGTAGTAGAAACGCCATCATCCTTTGTACCAAATACCAGTGAAAGCAGACCAGCAACCTCGTGTGGCCTAGTCAGCAGGGCGTTAGAAATCATGTTCTCATCTACCAGGTCCGAAAAGCGCTTGCCACGGTACAGCTGGAGATTGTTAAGTAAAGTATTATTCATATATGTTTAAATCTTTATTCTTGTATCAATACAGACCCTATAACAGATCTGTTACTGATTTCTGCTTATCTTCGACATTAAATGTACTGTGATTTTTAGATGAATGTCGAAGCATTTTCCTAAGTTTATCAGCAGCGGATGACTCACCATCTTTCTTGGCTGTTGAAACTAGACTGTCTCCCTTCATAGTAAAGTATGCTGATTCGATCAGATTCTTTGATAGATTCTTGTTGAAGTCCTTTGTATACTGTGACTGTCCATTCTGATCTACTTTGAAAATATAATCAAACAGTGCTTTACGATCTTCCTTAGGAACATTAATGCCGCGTATATTTGTCAATTCATTAATATCCTTAGTTACTGTATTGAAGAACTGACGAGACTGCTCTTCTTGCTGCCTAGCATATGCTTCCTGCTGTCTAGCGATCTGATCAGCCTCCTGCTGTCTAATTTCTTTAAGTCTACCAAGCGCATCCTCCGCTTCATCATACAACACATCGCTATCCTCATATCGAGTAATCTTCTTATTAATCTGCTCATCTGAATAGCCTGCACGCTGCATGAATTCACGTACTACTGCCTTTTGATTATTCTCGTCTTCAAGATCAATGTTATCAAGAGTAAGAGCCTCTTGCTGACGACTATAGTAATCCTCAAACTTACCTCCGTTCCTTACGTACTCATCGAGAGCCTGTATACGCTCATCTGCATACTGTGGAACAGAGTTCTGATTTACTACGTCAGTAAAATACTGTGTAAGATCGTCTACTGTAAGAGGTCTATCCTTCTCATCAATCTCGTCCATATTCCAACCAAGCGAATTACCAATAGCATCGAACAGCAGTCCTACCTGCTGTGCTTCAATTACATCTGCGTCTGTAGGTTCCTGATTATCTTCTGGATCCTCTACAGGTGGTTCATCCACTGGAGGTTCTGGATTTGTTATATGCGTAGGAACTTCTGTTGTGTCCTCATGTGCATTTGGATCGTCAGATCCGCTGTTATTGCCGTCCTCAGGATCATTCACTGGCGGCTCATTCTTATCATCATTCTCATCTACGAGTGGTACATTTGGTTCCATCAAATCGTCAATATTTGTTATACCACCGCCTTCTTCAGCGTTGGAATATATATTGCCGAGGATGTCATCAAATCCACTCGGAATAGTATTCTTTTTCTTCATATAATATTATATGTGATTAATTTATACAGTTTATTCTGTTATTTCTTTCCAGGTCTTACTATTATTTCTGGAAGCCATGTTGAATGTGTAGGTTCTTTTACTCCGTAGTAATCGTCAAGATATATTCTGTCATAAATACGCACAGGTTTACCAATGCCAATATCATCCAATTTGTTTACTACTGGTATATTAATACCGCCATACTTTCCGTTAAAGGGATTTATATCAAAAACATCAAAATAACTTGCATACTCACCATGCTTATCATATCCTCTACCTACAGTATGTTCTCCAAGTGCATAGTTATTTAATAGTTTGCTTACTTTATTATTATATAATGGCAACTCTCTAGCATCATTCACAAGACTTTCTTTTTCATAATCTTGTAGAGGAAGTTTATAATAATCATCATTATTACTTCCTTTAGAAGGACCATAACTAGATTTCTCTAATCTATCACTATATCTTCTATCTCTTTCTGGAACTTGTAAGTATTTAGCCCAAATAGCATCAACAGTACCAACAGGATATTCTTCATTAATACCATCTCTAGTATCATCATATTCCTTATTAGATAAAAAGTTTTGCAATGTGGGTAACAAACTATAACTTGCTTCTAGTGGACTAATTGTTCTATACAGTCTTTTGTTTATACTTTGTTTAGTCTTGGAAACATCTATTGCTGGAGGTATATACCCAGTACCTCCTGTTGTAATAGGCGGCTTACCGTCCTCATGTCGAGGAATGTATTTATCATAAGCAACGCCAGGTTTCTTTATGTACTGCTTCCTAAAATTTTCACCGTCTTTGCTATAATAATACGCATCTTCATACATTTTGGTGCTATGCCAATTCGGCTTCATGAATTCGTATTCGCCAGTATTTTCATTAAAAGCAACAGTATTTGCATGCCAACTATGATCGCTAGTATCGTAATTAAACATACCTTTACCGATTGCTTCTGTAAAAGATTTTGGTTTTCCGTTCAATTCCCAATATCTATGACTGCGGTACTATGATTCTGGAGTAAGTCTTTGATTGTCCGGTAGTGTATTTAAATACTGATTGTATTCTTGATCCGGTGTTATTACTGCTTCTGGAGATTTCCCATTCTTAAATTTAAATAAGTCAGATGTAACATCGAGGTCATTCTAGAATTCGTCCAATCCTAAAGACTGTGCAATCTATCTGTTTAATTGATTCTAAGGAGAATAAGCCTACATAATATCATTAAGGCTTGGTATTCTAGGTAACAGACTTGTTCTCCTATTTCCAGTAACTGTTACCTACGGTAGGGAAAAGGCTTCTTGTATATCAGCGTTTCTTTTGTTGTTTAGCTTTTGTATACTTGGAATAGTAGGTACTGCAGAAGGGCTATCTGCGCCATTCCAAGAAGATATAGATTCTGGAGCTTGTGAGCCATTAAGAGGATATTGTGTTTCTGGTATAGGCTATGGCAATGGCTGTGGTTTCCATTGAGGTACTGGCTAAAACCGCATACGTTTATTACCATCTCCAAGCGTTTCCATTATGATAGATCCTCTCTGTTTAGCATCAGCTTTTATTCTATCTGCAAATTGCGTAGCGTTGGAACCGTATCCATAGTATGCATCAAATACGCTATTAAGATCCTGATCTCCATTAGCTATAGCTCTTAAAAAAGCTTTTCCTGTTATAGAGTCCGGGTTTAATAATTGTTTCATAGGGTGCCCATGCCAAGCCATTCCACGAAGAACATTATAACCTCTCTGGCTGATATTACCGCCCATTTTTTCTACGGCTTTGTTTACAGAACTATTTTTAGCAGCGTACAACTACGCCATTAAATCCGTAGCTTCCGCTTCAGTAAGCCAAGGATCTTTAAGTCGACCTTTTTCTTTTAAGAAATTATATACTACAGGATTATGATCTTGTCGTATATCTAGTCCGTATGCAATCTGGTTTTTATCATACCCCTTCTCCTTAGGCGTACGCCACACTCTGTTCTTACTGTCCCATCCAACCTTATGAGGATTTTCCAGTGCCATTATATATTCTAAGGCAGCATCGTCAGAGAATGTAACATTTGATTTTCTAGGTTTCATATACCAGTAATTCTATTGCTAAGTAGATTAGCAACGACGTTGGTCATGAAATCATTCCCTTCGTCGTGCTAAACTAATCTTAGTATAAGTTTTAATAATTGATTGTTCTCTCTAGTAAGCTATAGAAGCTCTTGTTCTTCAGAGTATGTCATCTTCCGTTTATTAAAATAGGAACACGAATGACCTGCGTACCGTCGGGTCGAATTCTATCGGTTGGACTTGAAATAATATTATCTGTGCCTCCAATCGACACCGGTTTTACTCTTTTGGCATATACAGAAGGAATCATGATTTCGCCAGAGGTGGGGTCTATTGCGCTATGCGGTAAATTCAATCCAGCTGTTCTATTTAAATTATCAATTTTCATGTTAATTCTTTTAATTGCAGATTGCCCAGTAGCATTACCTAAACCGTTTAATGATTGCATCACCTGTGTTCCGTCATCTGTCATTATCGGGATGAGTTCTGCTTCATCTTTAAATCTAGACATCATACCATAAACCATCGGAGCGCTGTCTGTACTAAGCGCTCCGTCATCAATAAGGGCAAAAGAACTTCCTACTGGAATATGTTGCCAATCGCTCATAGCTCGTTCATAAGCACTTCTTGGTGACATGTTAAAATAAGCAAGACTGTACGTACTCTCTGGTCCAGCATCAGTCCGTGCTTTTCGCAGCGCTAAATCTCTTGGGCTGAGTGGCTATGCAACTTTTGTCCGCAATCTCACCTATCGGCCACCGGCTTCCAATTCACGAATTCTTTCCCATATAGTTGCCTCGGAATCATATGGACTGATTATATAATGATGCCTATAACCAACTCGGTCCATTGCTTGCAAGAGTTCGTCGGAATACTGTGGCATCCTAGGGAAGGCTATGTCAGGAATATCGATACGAACCTCCTGTGGGGGCGACTATAATTGTACAGGTTCCCCTTGATAACTAGATTTTGCTAATTTTATTATTTTTTTCTTCGCAAACTAACCCGCTCTTTTTACAGCGCGATATGATTGTTGCGGATGCCGTACAATATTATACCCGAGTTCTATAGCTTTTGCAGCACCTGGAGCATTCATTCCGGCTTCTCCTATTGCAGCAAGATTGGAACGTAATTGTTTTACTCCTTCGTCATTTGCATGACTGTATTCAACTTTTCCAGTATTCCTATTTATCTTTTGGCCAGCCGCTGTCATTACAGCAGGAGCTTCTGCTATAGCAGCTTGTTGTGCAGCATTCTACAACCATCTCCAGAATTTAAGTAATTGTTCTCCCATAATTATCTCTCTCCTGAAACTTTATTCCTGATAGCAGCTCTAGCCTTGATACGCTCTCTTTCTTCAGCAGCTTTATCTTTCTGCTTCTGTAGATCCATCTCATGCTTCATACGATCTCGTTCAAGCTGTATCTTCTTGTCTTCTATCTCTTTCTTCTGACGAGCTTCATAACGCTTAGTATACTCATCAGATGCTATCTTACGCTGTTGTGTAGCATCCTTAGCAATCTCCATAGGATCTGGTATACCGTTGTTATTAGCATCTTTCTCCTCAGTACCACGATATGCACTAATCTCAGCTACAGCTATCTTAGTCTGATTATCAGCATCGATCTTATAACGCTCAAGCTCCATCTTAGCTTCTTCAAGCATAAGCTCTTGCTGACGCTGTTCATTCTGCATCTGCTGTATCTGTACAGCCTGTTCTTGTTCAGCTTGCTGCTGCTGTTGCACTTGCT